AACAGCTCCAAGGATTCCAGCGGATGCGTGCTTGTGGGTAACACGTGCAACCTTGCGGACGGTACAATCGGGGACTCCCGACGTGCACTCGAACAGATTATCCGTTCTATGACGGACTCCCTCATTATCGAAAGCATATAAAAAAAAGACCACCCGTATCGAGTGGTCATATATTTTATTCTACAAGTGAAAGGTATCGTTCCGGTGAACCGCTGTAAAGCAGTTTCTCGATGATGCCTACGTTTTTCGTTGCACACACGGACTGGCATTTGGCAAACTTTGCGACGCAGGTGTAGCCGTCGATGTCGGAGTATTCGGACACGAACACGTCCTTTCCCATACCCTTGAGCCTAGCCAACAGCTTGTCGAACTTTTCAAAGTCGAAGTCCACTCGGTAGCCCTTCGTGTTCCGGTACGGTGGGTCGAAGTAAATCACGTCGTACCGGCTGTAGTCCAAGTCGAACAGGCTCATCTTCCCGACGTATACCGGAATCGGTCGCTTCAGGTACAACTCGTGGATGTCGTCAAGGACGTTCTGCAAGCGACAGATGTTGTTTGCAAGTTCCTGATGCTTCCAGTTGTTCAGCAGGCGTTTCGTAAGCGTAACCTTGTCACCAGGGTTGTCCTTGTCAAGCTTCGTGAAGAAATCCCTGAGCGTTTCCCGTCTGTCGTTCATCGTCTCCTTCGCCACGACATTGTGCAGAAGATACTTGTAGTCCATCGAACCGACGCCCCACAGGTAGTCCTCCCCGTTGTACCCGAAGGTGTGGGTGTAACGAACCATCGTGTCGTCAAGAGTCTCGTCCTTCGTCCCGAACCGTTTCTTCTTTTCAAGAAACTCTTCACGAGTAACCAGACAGACAGGCACGTCGATGTGTCTCCGCAAGGCTGTCGAGAGAAGATTCGTTACGCCATAGTTCACGTCGAACGCTTCGATGGAGTCGTACTTGCCACTTGCGAGTGCCACGTGGAAGACCGCACCGCCACCGCAACAGGCGTCGCAAAACCGCTGTCCTTTCGGGAGTCGTGCGACAAGCTGTTCGGCAATCGAGCATTTGCTCCCCTTGTAGGGGATTCCATAAACACGTTTGACCATCGTCAGTTTTTCTCCATAATGGATTTGAGAACTTCGGGGTTCACCCATTTTCCGGTCAAAGCCCGATGTGCATAGTTGAAGATTTTTCCCATATCCGCTTTCCAGTCTTCGCCCTTCTTCTTCCCACAGCGGAGTGCATAACGTACGACCTGAGCGTGGGAGTAACGTGCCTTCGGCGGAATGGCTTCACGCCCCATCACGTCTTCGATGATGTCGATGACTTCGTACTTGTCATTCTTGTAATGACCACCGCATACTTTCTGTGCATTGGTAAGGTTCTGTTCTTTCTTAGCCATTGTTTTCCTCCTTGATTCTGCAAATGAGTTCATAAACTTCGTTTACCTGTTCCGTCGTGAACGAGTCGAACGTTTCGTGCTGGATGGCATCCACTCTCGACAGCCTCGTGCATCTCAGTGCAAGCGTCTGCCCGTACGGTTCGGCGTAGGAGTAGTATGCAAGCGTCGAACCGATGGCTCTCCGTTCACCTTTCCGAATCCGTTCGTTGTTGTCGAGTACCCACTGGGTCTTGGTCTCCCTTACGATTTTCCGTCGATAGTATCTTCCAAGATTTCCGACTCCGATAAGCAGGTCGCCCACTTTCCAATCTTTCATTATTTGCCTACCTTGATGATGTTGCCGGTTCGTTCGACCGGAATGTTGTACTTCACGCAACTCGGAAGCACGAATTCGTCGAAGAGTTCGCTCGCCTTGAATCCGCAGACTTCCGCATCTTCGAGACGTACGATACCCTTGCTTTTCAGTTCGTTGCTACGTTCGTCCAAGTCAGCCAACCGTTTGGCAAGCTTGCGGACAAGCACTTCCTGCGGAATGTCCGTGGTCAGGGAGGCACTGTCACGGGAGACCGTGAACGTGATGTCCCCAAGCCAGTTCTGCACTGTCTGGCTCGCATAGTTCACCTGTTCAGGTTTTGCATCCACAGCAAGTCTGTACAGGTCGATTCTCGTCTTCCCGTCAATCTCCATAATGAAGCCGTCATAGTTCAGGTCCGGAGTGAACAGTGCACGAAGGATCGGGTTCTTGAGACTTCCGAGGACTACGTTCTGCGGACGGATAGGAATGGAATACGTCCGTTCGTCCTTCAAGATGTAGTCAAGCAGGGAGTGAGCCATCTGTTTCTGCACGAGCAACGCCTCGCCATTGTAGATGTTCCCGAACAGTTCGTTCAGGTAGTCTTGGTCGTGGGTATAGCGTGTGAGCATCATGTGGAGAAGGTTCGAACAGTGGAAGTTCTGCAATCTTCTCTTGATACCGCTGTCCTCGAAGTAGATGTACTTGTTGGAACTGATAACGAAGTTCTGGTACGTTTCGGCAACGATTGGGTCTACTCCCTTTCCTTCGTACTGGAAGTTGTCCCTACCCGTCATAGACTTGATGAGAGCCTGCAACTGTTTCGCCGTGTCGGAGTCCTCGTATTCGGAGATGGAAACCAGACGCTTCCCCATCAGCGTGATTGTGAAACGCAACTGCTGAGTGGAGAAAGCCGTGAAGGAGTCCCCGAACATCAGGTGCAACAGCGAGATGAACTTGGACTTTCCGTTACCGCCTGCATCGAAGTCGTTCAGGTACAGGACATATCCCGTTGCGGAGTTCGGCACACGCACGATGAAGTGCACAAGGTTGTAGAGAGCCTGCCAGTCTTCCTGCGTACCCCCACTGACGAGATACATCAGGAACATAGCCCTCCTGAGCGACTTCTCGTTCACGAAGGATTCGTTCACCTGAGTCATCTGCGAGCACACGTTACGGTACATCTGCCCGTCCCTCGTGAAGAATCCGTGGGGTTCGTCCTTGGCGAAGCTCGAAATAATCTTGATTCGTCTAAGGTTCGGGGCAAGTCTCTGGAATACGCCGTCATACGGTCCGTCGTACGGCTGTTTGCGGAGTTCCTTGAGTCCGTTGAATTCTTCGCTCGACCCGTTCGGAGCAACCCGTGTGATGTTCAGTCGTGCAGAGATGATGTCGTCGTCAGCCTTGAGACCTTCCAATGGCATAGCGTCCGCCGAGCAGTTCTTCATTCGGGGAATCAACCGGAAGTCGCCATCGCGGTTGCGGTACACGTTCGCCGAGATGAAGTCCAGCTGGTCTTCGCTGAAATAGAGGGGAGTCAGGTTCTTGCACCCTTCGCCCTTGAAAGTTTCAAGGATTTCGTCGTCAGTCGGGTTCATATCCCGATAGACTTCGAGAATTTCCCGTTGCCCTGCATTCTTGCAGACGGCTATCATCGTCTCGACGATTATCCGGTAGTTCTCGCTTGGAGTCTTCTTGTCGAAGTCCACAGAGTTCAGTACGACCTTCTGCGACTTCTTCGGCATCTGCCCCAAGATGTTCAAGATTTTTTGGAGTCTGTTCACGTTTCAGTTCCTTTTGTTTCAATCGGTATTGCCTTTGGTATTCCAGTCTTGCCTGTCTCTGTTCGGGAGTCTCGTTGTTCCGTCTCTTGTCGTCGTACTTTTTCTGTATTGCACGAACCCTGTCCGGATTCTCACGTCTCCAACGGTACTTCCTTTCGTTCTCGTGTTTCAGCCGGAGTTCGAGAACCCTAGCCTGTCCCTCGGTGCGTACACCTTCACAAGTATAGATTCTTGAAAGTCCGTCCGTCGCACGCAACTTCGCAAGCCTGTAGAATTCGTCTTCACTGTCCATCGTTCTCGTTGTCCACAAGGGTGAGCTTTCGCCTACCGCACTCAGGACAGACGAAGTAGCCGGGTTTGCTACAGGTCTGGAATATGCAATGGCAGTCTAGGCACTCGTACGTCCGCCACCACGAACCGTGCTTCACGATTACCGGTTGCAGTTCGGAGTATTCGTTAGGCATACTTCTATTCCTTCACCGGTTCGCTCCACGGGTAGGCAAGTGCGAACGCATCGGAAAGGCTCTTTACCTTGATACCCTTGGCTCTGCGTTCCTTTGCGTTACCGAGGAAAGTGCGGATAAGGTCTTCACGTCCCCACAGGTAGAAGTTTTCGTCGAGGTCTCTTTGATACTGCGTGTAGTCGATGAAGCCTCTGTACTTTTCGAGGTCGGCAATGTCGAATGCATAGACACCGAATCTCGGCTTGATGCTCCCGTTTCTGGAATCCATCAGGGAGTTTGAGAACGAGATGGGCTGTGCATCCGGACACGCACGGGTAGTCCACAGGAAGTAGTAGTTCTTGTGATCCATAGGCTTGTCGCCGATGGTCGCATACTTCGATGCGGAAGACTTGTGGTACTTGTAGATGAAGTCCTTCCAGTCGTAACGACCCCAGTCGATGGACAGACCGTCACGGACGAGATTGCGGAACAGTTCGTACACGACCGCCTTTTCGTGGTTCTTGTTGATTGCGTCGGAATAGTCGAGTCCACGCCCGTCGAGCAGGTTTCCGTCCTTGTCGTAGATTCCGTAGTTGTTCACGTCACGGAAGTACGCCTGTTCCATAAACTCTTCCTCGAAGAGCATATTGTACTTCTGGAGCATCTGGTCTGCTTTCTTGCGGAGAACCTTGATGTTCTCTTCTCCAACAACGAACACGGAGTCCGTGTTGATTTCGATTACCGATTCCCAGTCAGGGCAGGCGAACGCAAGTTCAGCGACCACGAGCTGTCCGATGTAGCACATAGCTTCTCCGGCGGCAGGGTCGAACGCCACGCTCGCTCCGCTCTGGATTCGGAATCCGCCACTGAGTGCGTTCAAGACAAGAATCTTCATACCGAGGTCAAGGTCAGGTTCGTACTGCGGAGTTCCCTTGAGAGCCTTGATTGCGAAACGTTTTTTCATAGCGTCCTTCCAGTTCGCCTGTGCTTCCGGCGTCTTGAGAAGATGCCAATGGTCGATGGTTCTGGGATATTCGGACTGCACGTCAAGGCAGTACAGGTTCTTGTGGAGTCCCTTCCGGATAAAGTGGCAACCACCCTTTCCGAACTGTATTCCCTTGTAGTTGGTACGTTCGGCGAATTCACGCTTTTCCTTGGCGGAGGCTGTCTTCGGAAGGGAGTTGCGTGCAAGGAAGCGGATGATGTCCTTTACTTCCTGCGGTACGTCGAATTCATCCACGTCGAAGAGTTCAAGAGGGTCGAACGTCTTGGGCGGAATCGGAGTGGTGGTCTGGTAGATGATGCCTGACGCGACCGCCTGCGGAGAACGGTCGAAGCGGAACGGCATAGCCGGATTCCAGAGCTTGTCGAAGATTGCCTTCCGTGCACGGAGGGTGTGGTACTTCGTCTTCTGTTCGCCACTGCCGAAACGCCAATAGACCTGAGCCGTAGCCCATACGTCGTGGAAGCAGTACTCGACGATTTCCTTTTTCATATCTTCCGTGAGTTCCGAATCAGGACTGTACGGGAGTTCCTTGATGGGGAGGTTGCAATACATTTCCCACTGTTTCAAGGACTTGCCAAGAAGACAGTTGTTCAGCAAGTCGAAATGCTTGACCGTCCATTCCTTAACCGTGTGGAAGTTCTTCACCATAGGGTGATTGTTACGGTCATATCCGATGATGGCGTCAGCATCTGCGTTGATGTACTTCGAGGTAGTCATACCCATACGCTTCACGTCGTGGACAATCTTTGCAAGTACAGGCAAGTCGAACTTCTGTCCGTTGTAACTGATGATGTAGTCGCCTTCCGCAAGTGCGTCCTTTATTGCGTTCACTTCCGTTGCGAATACCCTTCCGTCAGCCGTACTTGTAACACAGTGTCTTGAAAGTTCGTTGTGGGTTTCCGAGTCGAAGGTGATGGTGCACAGGCAGAACAACTGCTTGTACGTTTCAATATCGAAGAATGTAAGTTTCACGATACTCCTTTTGTTGTTAGTGAAATGGCACATTTGCCACATTCTATAGTCTATTTTT